TGGTGTCAAGTGGAGCCTGGAAAGGCGACACGAACCATCGCCGTGTATGTTTGTGGCTACTCCAGCCTGATCTACAAGCCCCATCTGACTGTGACCAGCACTGAGTCCTCCAATTCCTCTTCCTCTGCCTCTGCCACTGCCCATTGGGACCGTGTGGTCTTTGACGAGGCCCACGTATTTCGCAACCACAGGACCAAGCTCTACAAGGAGGTTATGGACCTTGTCAAGGGTGTTAAGTATCGCTGGGTAGTCACAGCCACACCCAATGTCAACAGTAAAACAGAGCCCAAGGATGCCGTGTCCCTGCTTGCTGTTCTGGGAGTGCCTGCGACCAAGGGGCGTGACTGGAATGACGTCTACTACCGCCCCCTGGTCCCTGCCCTGGTTCTTCATCGCTCTATGGACTCCCTCCGTGCTGTCGTGGCTGAAATGCCAGCCAAGCCCGATATCCATGACGTGTCCCTGCCCTTTACTTGCGAGCAAGAGCATGAGTATTACCTTATGCTCATGCTCTTGACCAAGAAAATGGAGCGGGCATTTCGTCAGGGCCGCCAGGCCCAGGGCCTAGAACTGCTGCTTCGTCTGCGCCAGTGCTCCCTGAGCCCCGAACTGGTGCCAGAGGATTTGGTGGACAAGTACGGGGTGGGAGAGTGGCCTGCCGGCAAGCCCAGCAGCAAAATGCTGGAGATACGCAGGTTAGTCCAGGCCGAGCCGACCAAGAAATTCCTGGTGTTCTGCTGGTTCCACAAAGAAATGGCTCTGATTGATGCCATGCTGGAACTAGAGGGAATTGCCGTGGAGCAGTACCATGGTGGCATGTCTGAGACCCATCGCAATGCTGTGCTAGATAAGGCCCGCAAGCCCGAATGCCAGGTGCTGCTGGTCCAGATTCGCAGTGGCGGTGTGGGCCTGAATCTCCAGGAATTCAATCGTGTGGTCTTTACCAGCCCCTACTGGACTGCGGCCATGATGGACCAGGCAATTGGACGAGCCGTTCGTATTGGCCAAAAGGAGGTGGTCCAGGTCTACCACCTGCTCATGGAGACGGACGTGGGTCGCAACATTGATACCATGACCACGAACATTGCCGAGGCCAAGCGGGCCATGGGCGAGGCCTTCTTCGCCATGGCGGACGGGATGGATCCAGACGCGGAGCCAGACTATGACGATGACCCGGATGCGGACTCGGACGCGGACGCAGACTCTGGTCCTGAGCCAGAGACCCACATGACTCGCATGGAGGCCCTGGAACTCCTGGGAGTCAAGAACAGCAGCGACCAGGAGGCCATTGGCAAGGCGTATCGGGAACTAGTCCTGAAGTGGCACCCAGACAAGAACCCTGGGAAGGAGGCAGAGGTCACTCCCATGTTCTGCCGCGTCCGTAAGGCGTATGAACTGCTGGCCGCCTAAGCCAGCCCCCAATAATAAATTGTACAGAGTGTGTATCTATCCATTTGCGTGTTATATAACCTTTCATCTTACTACTACCAAAATAAGACTCGGCCATTAGGGCTGAGTCTTATTTTCATATAGAGGGGACTATTTTCATTTTATGAGGGTTGACAACAACACTCATAAAATTTGACAAATCCCTGTTTCTGCTACGAGGGCAATTCTCCCTTGTTGGATGGACGTCATAGACAATTCCTGGAACTATATTCTGTTGCCAGTCATTCTAGGCATATTCACCTTCGTCTTCCTATTGATTATCGCAGCGTTAGAAGAGGCCGAGAAGCGTCCCCTTCTTCCTGTTCATCGGCCAGATATAGAGCACGGAGTGCGGAATGGAACTCCCTGTGAATACTTGCGCAACTTTACGATTGAGATTCTAGAGAACAATGAGCCGATTATGAACATTGATACGGAACTGAGGCATCGGGTGATATGGATAAAACAGTAGGTTATTTGCGGTTCTTCCTAGTTTTTTGCTTGCGTTGTTTTTTATTACGTTTGGTTTTCCCTCCAAAAAATTTCCACCAGGGTTTTGATGGAGGTGAGACAGGAGGAGTCCTTGTAAGGGATTCATGTAATTCATTTGCTCTCTTTTTGGCTTCGGTTGGTCTAACAGAATTTTCATAATTTTCGGCAAATGGACTTTGACGTCCACGTCTAACTGCTCTATAATCTTCAGCGGATTGCCACAAAGAATCTCGAGTTGGTGCTACACTGGCATTATATTCGCCAGTATATCCTTGTGTAAGCTTTGAAAAAGTACCGGGTACATACTGACCAGGTGGTCTTTCAGGACCACTATTTGGACCAAGAGGATATTCAGTGTTATTATTCTTAGTTCTTACAACAGGATTGAATGATATTCCACCTGGAGGTAATCCCTTTGTTGCTTGTCTAGCTGTTATATTGGCTTTACGTAATGCTTTTAGTTGATTACCATGGAATACTTTATAGTCATTATTTTCGTTCTGATAGTTCATTTTAACAAAGTAATCATCGTTCATGATACTTCGTATAGTTCCTTGCTGTCCAAACTTATTTGTTATCCTGTCACCTACTTTTCGCATCTCTACTAATGCCAAACAAAAAAGACCCCACCGTCTTCTAAAGTAATTCCAACTTCACCGTCTCCGTTCTGTCTTCAGGCTTGACATACTTCAGTCCCAAGAACGCCAGAATGGCCTCCTCACTTAGCAAAGGGCTGGCTGGCAACACGCCCCCCTTTAGTCCATGCTCGTTCAGAGAATACCCCTTTGTTATAGCATGGGCTCGCACCAGCACATTGAACTTATCCGAGCCGGTAAAGGTCAGAAGGGCATAGGGATACTCTTCGGAACTCGTCAGAAGGATATCAATGCGTCTCGGAATGCCCGTTCCTAGACGGCAGATGCCCATGAACTTCTTGGAGCCGTGGGCCAATGTCTCCAATAGATATCCTGTCGCAGTCAGACGTGTCACTACCTGATCCAGAACAGAGGCATCATCCGAACGCAACAACAAATCCACATCGCCCGAAGACTCCTTTCCGCGCCTATAGGACCCTGCCAGGCTCCCCACAACCCCTGGTGGCAGACTGCTAAGCAACAGTGATTCATGGGCCACCATCTCAGTTCTCGGAATCCTCTTCTGAATTGCCTCATAGTATGTCAATCCAATCGCCTGTTTGGCATTCAGCAGTTCAGGATACTTCCGCAAATCCTCCAAGGAATTCATGCCCAACTCTACGAATTCCTTGGCTCTGACAGGCCCGACGCCGTAGATACCTTGGAACAGTTCTAGAATGTCCTTGGTTGGATCCGCCTTCAACACCTCGGCTGAGGCCAAGGAGCCCGTGGCAAATACTTCTGCCACCTTCATACGAATCTTGCTATCTTTGCCTGACGGCAGAATACCTTCCAAGTCTTCCATTCTCAGAACAGTCTCCAACTTATCAATTTTAGAAATGTACTTGTTGTATAGTGGAACCTTAAATTTAGCATCGCCTGGCTGCGTTGCTTGATAGTCCCGATGCGTCTTCAAAGCATCCAGGATGGCCTCCTTATAGTCTTTCACAGTAGAACTTGCTGCTGAATTAGACATTATAGTGAGGTATAGGGATTAATGAGTAAATACAAGTTAGGTTGTATTTCTGTCTTCCCAAAAAGACCCCTGTAACTTCAATTTTTTTATAAAAAGGTGACTGGCAGTCTAAATCATGGCAACTCATATCTGTAAATGAACCAGAGGCTGATACATCTGGTAGCCTCCACGTTGGAAAAGCCCTGGGACTGGGCCGCCCTTTCCGCGAATCCCTGTATTACGCAACAGGACATTGAGGACTACCCATTTATACCATGGAATTGGGCAACTGCGAGTGACAATCCGAATATCACATTGGAGTATGTTCTATCCCATTTAGAACGAGATTGGAACTTTGCCTCCCTGTCCTCCAATCCGAGTCTGACCATTGACCATCTGCTAGACCATCCAGACCATGACTGGGATTGGTTAAAACTCAGCAGGCACAAGAACATCACCTGGCAGCACATCCAGGAGTATTCTCATCTGTCCTGGAACTTTGCGATGGTCTCCGCGAATCCCAATATCACCATGAGCATCCTGTTAGCAAACAGTGATATTCTCTGGTCACCCTTCTATCTCTCCTATAACCCCCGTATCACCCTCAATGACATTCGGGACAATCCCACCTTTCCTTGGGACTGGCATTTACTGAGTAGTGACAAAGTGTTAGAGGGACTGACCGCGGCCGATGTAATCAATCCCCGTCTCAAATGGAACATTTCCAATCTGAGTGCGAATCCCAGTGTCACCATGGATCTGATTGACCAGACGCCAGAGATATCCTGGGACTATCACCGTATCAGTCACAATCCAAATCTGACGCTGACCTATGTTCTCAAGAACTCCGCCAAACCGTGGGACTGGGATATCTTTCCCTATTCGCTTCCAGTTCATGGATCCGTTCATGTTCTCAAGAATCTGGCGTTCTGGAATAAGAACATATTGAATGCGAGGAAACTGAGTTATAATGCCAGTTTGACGCTGGTGGACGTTCTGGAGAATCCCGATATAGATTGGTCCTGGGCGACCCTCAGTAGTTCTCTGAATCTTCATGACGCAGATCTACAACATCACAAGGTCTGTGATTGGTTCTGGCAGAGTCATCCATGGTTCTGGCCGATGCTATCTGTGAATAAAAGTCTCCGACTTCCTATGATTGACCCCGTGCTTCCATGGGACTGGACTGTTCTGAGTGGGAATACCTTCCAACAATAAAACAAAAAATAAAAACAGCCATATGTGTCTAGGGGTCTAGGAACAAATGGTGTACTGTCCGAACGGTGGCAACTGTTTGTGGCATGGAACTGTCGCTGCCAACGGGATAGCCTGTGACAATACTTCCATCCTCTTTAAAGCATACACGCACCCCCTGTACTCTATCAGCAGGACTCAGGATACAGGGTCGGATAGCCGTCTCATGTAATTTGCCCTCGTAGATCGTGTTATCATTTGGATATTCCTGTTGGTATCCAATAGACCAGAACAGCAGATCAATGATCTCAACGGCTGTGGCGGCGGGATTTGGATGGCTAAAGGCTTTGTAGCGGATGGTCCCGCTGAAATCCTTGTATTTAATAATGGCGATTTTATGGCTCATTATAGTCTGGTTAGTATCTAATCCTAACCAAAGTATATTCAAATTTTTTATTTTCCCAACCATTATTCTAATCCCAGAAACCTGCGACCAATCTTGCTCGTTATAAATATACCACACCCGGAGGCAATTTGCGCATAGAATATGGGGGTTCTTTTTGTACAACACAATAAATACCCTGAAAGTCCAACAAAGAGGATTGTGCTAATCCAAAACAAAGTTGTAAAGATATCCATTCTACTATGTGACAACAAAAGTGGAAGGGTTAGCGGGAATCTTATCGGAATGATTCTGTTAAATCATCCGTATATCCCTGTTTGACCCCCTCTTTCCAAATAAACAGCGGTATATTCCGGTGAATAGACGCAGTAATCGGAAAGCCACTGTAGGACACCATGGTAATAGATTCTGCCTGTACAAGCGCTCTGTGTTCTAGAATCATGGCCTTAATATCGGCCAAGCGCCCCTCAATATCCGGACTGTTATATGCGATATGATAGGGTTTCGGACAGAGGCAGAAGGAATTGGGGATTTCCGCCAGCAATTTGGCGATAGCACTTGAATGGTCGCCGCAAATCATGATACGTTCTGTAGACCCCTTATAATCCTCTATGACCTTTTTCAGGGTCTCAAAGGAGCCGATACGGTTATCACTTTTACAGTTATAGGCTTCGGTCAGATATTTATCCCCGAGGCGGCAATGAAGCGCATGATAGGGTCCTTCAGGAACGACACCCTCTAATGGAAAAATAGTGGTATAGAGTTCTTGGAAGAACGGCAAGGGATTTACGGTGCCAATACACTTCTTATCAAACCAATTACAGGTCATGGTAATATCAGGAAGGCTATCTAGTTTCAGAACATCGCTAACTGTGATTTGTCCGAGTTTATCAATGGTATGAAGGGTCACGGCATGGACAGCGTGTTGATGTTGGGGGAAGAGTTTGGAGAACACATGACGACTGAAGTCAATGCGAAGTGTACGGTTTGTGCCTTTGGTCCAGCACCAGGCGGTATGAAGGCCTTTGAGCATATCTCCCCAGCCGCCCATGTGATAGGAATAGACAAAGGTGAGGGTCTTCATTGAATGGGAATTGGGATGAGGGTTTAGATTGGGATTCATTTTATGAGGCTGTAGTAGAGGATGAGTACAATATATTTACTTTATACGCCTGGTGGAGATCCATTATTTAGTAAGATTTCCTTTAGGAATAATCCTGATATAGCAGATGGATTATTACCTAGAAGGCTTATAAAGATAATTGACTATGATGAAACGGATCCTGAAAGTGGTAGTATGAGTATTGTGCCTGTAAGTTCTGAGACATCTTCTAGTCCTCCTGATATTTATAGGCCTGAGATGTCCAATCCAGTGCCATCAGTACCTAAAATCACACCTTCAATCCTGTATGAAGTTGGAATCGCATCTCCATCAAAGGAAGAGGAAGCAAACATTCGTCGCTATAATTTAAATATTTTCAACGTAATGGAATTTACGGAAAATTATGGTGGCAGTCAGTCAGAAACCAATGTGTACTATAAGGAGGCACTAGATGAAGTTAAAAAATCTTTGACAACAAGTGAATATACAAAAGTGAATGATAAGACATCACGAGAGGATTATATAATTCATAATAATCGTGTGATTGAATATGTGATTGTATATATCCGGACAATGAACAACTATAAGTATATTGATACGGAGGATATAAAGCAAATATTACTGAATTTAAATTATATACATGCGCAACTTGATAACATATATAAACAGATAGGACCATATATTAACAAAAAATTAGGCAGAACATCCTATGATAATGCGGTGATTAAGTTGAAGGTGGCGGTTGCCTATTATTTATTGGCAGAATATAAGGATGCGGATGAGATATTTGAGTCAATTGATTTGAATGAAGTGCCTTCTAATAGCCTGCTATATATGTATATTAAGTATTATCATGCTTTGGTAAAGCAAGTACAATTAGATTTTCTAGAATCAGATCGTTTGATTGATGATGTAATAAATAATAACAATGATTTACAAACAAACAGTCCTAATATGTTTATCCGTTGTATGATGGTACGTGGTGATAATGCCTTATTTTTATATAATAAGAGCCAAGCACTTTCATTCTATGAAAAAATTTCTACTATAAAATTTACTGTGATTAAAGCGGATAATCCAAACGAACAGGAGTTTTATGATACAATCCCTGAGATAATGAATACCCTTGTAAAAAGCAGATATGCCACGGTGAAGTATTATGTGGGAGATACCAAGCCAACCTTTGCGGAATTACAGGGGATTGTATCAACCTTTCGTGAGCATTTGCCAGCATTCCATCCATATACCGTGGATGCGCAAGTGACATTGCTCTTAACAAATTTTGCTAGTAAGCCAGTGGTCAATCAGTCAACCTTGATTGATTTGATGGAACGAATGTATATTGTCAATTGGAATGTGTATCCTATGAAATTTTTACATTATATGTCGTTGTATAGTTTAGTGAAGCCACAAGTGGATGTTAATAAAAAAATAAATGTATATGATATAATCGTAAATGAATATATAGAACAAATAGCAGCAGATAAAATGGTATTTCTGTCAAATAATGATAATGAGAACATATTAAATACTGATGTGTCTGTAGCAGTTGAAAATATTAATAATAAGAAAGATGAAATTAAATCATACTTTGATACCACGACTGATATTCCTGTAAAAGGATTAAGAAGTCGGAGAGAGGGTGGATTTCACGAATTACCTGCTCTTTTTGTGTTTGATTACTTGAAGACAATCTTACTGAATACAAGTGTGCCAACCGATAAAACACGTGATGCTTTGAACACTAGATTTCAAGAGGCTATTCTGGATCGTATTCCAGAACAGAAGGATAGTTTGAGGGTGGCTGTGAAGAATCCAATTGATACTATTGGATTACCTGGTAAGGAGCCACACTTATTTAAGGCTGTTTTGTATGAAGTTATTGGAGGTGATGATAAGGAGTTATTAAAGATGGCAAGAGATGAGTATTTACAGTCAGATATATCTGCTAGAAAAGTACTGAATTTATATAGAGCAACCTTTGATATAGAGGGAGTATCTGTAGAGGTAGATTTAGTAACAAAAGTAGAACGTGGTAAAGGACTATTAGAGAAATTTGGTAAAGGAAAAGTAATCCCTGATTATGTTCGTGTAGCAACCATTAAAGATGGTAATAAAAGGGTAGGTATGATAAGAATGGGTGATAAATTTAAATTGCCAGAATTCAAAGAGGACTTAGTAGTTGATGCCTACAGGGGTGGAATAAATGGAATGATGTTTGAAGGCATACTATATACCACACCTACAGGGGAATCAAAAACGTTATTAAGACCATCGTTAATAGATGATACTATAACAAATCCTGAACGTCAAGTATTGAATCAGCAGAAAAGGGCCAAACAATGGATATATTTAAGTCAGACATTACCACAAGTACCTATAAAAGGAGGAACCCGCTCAAAGCGTCGCACTCCTCTAGAGAAGAAGACACGTAAAGTGCGCGGTGGGTTATCGGTGAAGATGGAAGAATAATGCGAAGAACATGGGGCATAGTATATCAATCCAGAAGTTCTATGAATGGAAGTGAGGGACATGAGAAAATGAAGGGGGTGTGGAGAGTTTTGGAAATGTAACTGTTGGTAAGGTGTGATTCTGAGAACTCAAGAACTCAAGAATAGGGAATCTGGTGTTGTGAGAATGATCTGAAAGTATATTTGGTAATAGTATAAATATTTCTACCAAAGATAAATCGGATAGTTCTGGAGTTCTGGAGTTCCGGAGTGTTCTGGAGTTCTTGGAATTCTAAGAATTGTAAAAATTCAAAAAGTGTAAAAAAGAAAGTCTGGAGATCTTTGGACTTCCAGGAAGGTTTTGGAAATCAAAAAAATGGTAAATTGGTAAAGTTGAGAACTCCAGAACTCCAAGAACACAAGAACTCCGGAATGAACTTGGGATGGATCTGGTAGCCGCCGTAGGCGGCGAGCGATTTTTGGTAGGATTTATTGATTTTCTCTGGTATTTTGTTCTCTGAAACTACCAACCTGATTTATTCTTTGGTAGTTCTGAGAAGTGTTCTTGGTAGTTCTTGGTAGTTCTTGGTAGTTCTTGGAAGTGTTCTGGTGGATTCTGGTAGTTCTGAGAAGTGTTCTGGGGGATTCTGGTAGTTCTGAGAAGTGTTCTGGGGGAATCTGGTTGCCGCCTACGGCGGCGAGCTACTTTTGGTAGGATTTAGTGATCTTTTGTGGTATTTTGTGCCCTGAAACTACCAACTTCAAC